CGAGTGCATTCCTGCATTTTTTGCGCACCGCATCCGACAGGCTGCAGTAAGGCACAGTATTCTTTCCGGTTCCTGCGCTTTTCCTCAGGTAACAGGACTGTGTGGCTGTATATGTCCGGCCTGTTTCAAATTTATGCTTATGAAGCCTGTTTTTAAATTCTTCCCAGGCCGCGGCATCCATAAAATAGGCTGGGCAGTGTTTTCCGTTCACATCAAAATGGCGGATTACCCGGCTTATGTCTATATTATATTTTTCCATCAGCTCCATGCACAAGGCTGCGGCATTTTTCATTGTCTTCTCTGTTGCCTGGAGTTTTCCGTCCTTTTTCGTATCGCACATTTCGATACTGATACTATTTGCATTCGTGGCAATCCCATACATCTTTCCGCCGCCTGTCTTTTCACAGTCAGTGTACTTCTTTCCACCAACCGACCAGGCAATGAAATTGTCAGGAACAGACTGCGTGATGCTATCATCATCGACAAAATAATGCGCGGAAGCATTTCTGTCCGGTGCCTGGAAATATTTTGTGTTCGACTCGTCGCTGTCCCCATCATTTGCTGTATAATGCAGTACAATATATCTTATGGATGAAAGCGCGCGCGTCCCGCCAAAATTGCTTTTGTGTGCCAGAACTGTTTTTCTCATTACCCCCATGTTACGGCTCCTCCTTCTGCATTACTTCTGGAATCCCTGCCACCGATGTTAACAGTGACAAAATTCCGGAAAGCAGTGCTGTGCCTGCCACCACATCCCAGTCTACCTGACTGATAGTTGCCGCTGCTGGAATCAGCGCGACTGCCGCCTGTGCTGTTGTTTTAACTGCGCGGATACCTGCAGCACGCATCCACTGCTTTGTATCTGTGGATACTTTAAACACACTATTTTTAAACATAATTTTCCCCTTTCCTACATACCAATCTGTGCAAAAACAAATCCAACTACAATGCTGATAACCGCTGTAATGGCATATCCCGTAACTTTGCGCCACATCTCGCCGTCCCTGCTTTCCAGACGTTCCAGGCGTTCCCCCTGCTGTTCCTGGACTTTCAGCATATTCTGCATATTAACTGCAAGTTTTTCAGTTGATGTAGCCAGAGATGATATCTGACGCACAGTCCCTTCCAGCTCATCAATTCTGTGGTTCTGACGTCTGTCTTCATCTTCGAGTCTTTTGTGACTTTCCTTTATCCGTTCTACGAATTCGTCATGCTCTGCCCTTGTAATTGGTGTATCCATTCTGTCCCACTCCCTTCTTAAAAAAGTACAGAAAAAAAGAGCCTTACGGCTCTAATTCTGCTTTTACTTCCTTATACTGATCCATGACTTCCTTGATGATCGCCATGTCCTGACTCAATTTATCATCTGGCTTCCCTGCCAATTCTTCCGAATACCGCTGGTCATTCCTCAAAAGTTTCAAATCTTCGGCCAGCCTTTTTGTAACTTTTCCAAGCCGGTATATAATTTCATCCTGCTTTTCTGCCATATCCATATAAATTTCAAGCAATTCCAAAAAATTGTCTTCATCCATTCCGGCTTACCCTCCTGTATCCTTTTTCTGATCCTCTCAGGAATCATCTGCTACGATTCCATCCGTCTCATCTTCAAACTGTTCGCAGCCACCACCTTTATAACAGCGCCCGCCTGGTGGAACATCCATATAATATTTACTGTTTTCGCAAGTGCAGATATATTCATCCGCTAAATAACTGCACTCATTTTCATCAATCAATATACGTTTTCCATCAGTATTAATATGATAACTCATTTTCGTCCCTATTCCATGAATCGTTTTCAAATATCAGGATTTATGTCATGCCTTTTGTCAGGCGTCATAACGGTTTCCTGTAATCTCTGTATATTCGTCCTCGGTAATCCATCCTTTTGTAACCGCATTCTTTACACGCGCTTCATTCCAGAATCCGCCATCATAATATCCCCTGACCTTTTCATAATTTTTGCTGTATGCCTTTTCTTTTTCCATATTTTTATACCTCCTCCAGATCTACATCCGTCATCATTGCTATATACTCAATATTAGCCTGCATCTGTTTCGCCGCCCTTTCAGCTTCCGAAATTTCGCGGAACGCAAACCAGTAACGGCCATCTACAGAAGCGCACTCCACGATTTCCGCATTTTTAAAAATACGTTCCCCACAAGCTCCAATAACCAGAACTGATGACAAATCAACTGGAAAATCCGGCCTGCTGTCCGTGATCAGGCTGCTCCCGTTTTCCTCGGCTTCAATCTCCATACCATTTTGAAATACTATTTTTGCTTTTTCCATTCCGGCTCCTTTCCAAATAACTCCCTGTAAAGCTGTTTCATATTTTTTACCTGGTTTTTAGACATGATGGGAACGTGCGATCCCATCCATGATTTATACGCCTGCTCAATCGCTCCATATTCGATTTTTCCTTTATCAAACAAACGTTTATATGCTTTCAGTTTCCTTCGCTCCCTTGTAACGGATTTGGAATTAATCCGTTTTGCAACCTTTCCGGATTCCAAAAGACTGTACTTTACCTGCAAATACTTAAATGTCTGGGACAGCTTCACAATCCGTGTTTTTCTTTCGTTTATAAAAATACCCAGGCTGTTTGCCTGTTCTGCTATTCCCTGAATAACAGATTCAACATATTCCTTTGTTTCCCCTATAATGTATATATCATCCATGTACCGTCCGTACATTTTAACTCCCCGGACTATCTTTGCATAATTATCAATCTGCACCGGATAAAAGATGCCAATGTCCTGTGACACCTGATCACCGATATCTGCCGACTTTGCCATATACTTCTGCCCGGTTCTTAGTTCCTCTGATATATTTTCATAGTACTTTACAGAATCAAACCTCTTGTCCATGCACTCTGCATATTCTTCATCATCCATATAGGAAACATCTATTCTGAATGTGTCAACAATCTGCCCGAAAAGCCATCCTGAAAACTCATCCACCCTGGGTAAAACCATTTCCTTTACTTTATCATGACGGATATTGTCATAAAATTTTGAAAAATCCACAAAGCCGGCATAACCGTCATTACTACGGTGTTTCAGCCAGTAATTATGCAGATCTTTTTCAAACATCCGCCTTGCAAAATCAACCCCCTTCCCTTTCTGGCTTGCGCTGTTGTTGTAAATGAGATATGGTTTCAGCGCTTCACCCAGAACTGCATCGCACAGGGCATGGCGGACTACACGGTCACGCATCCGCCCACCGTGGATATGACGGACTTTCCCCCGTTCGTTCAATGTAAATTCTGAACCGGGCAGAGTTCTGTATTCCCTTGTTTCAAGCTCCTGTTTCAGCTTTGTGATTTCTGAAAGGAAATCAATCTCAAATTTCTGTGGTTCCTCTTTCCATGCGCTTCCTTTCATCGAAGACAAAAACGCATCATAAAGAACGTTCATGTCTGTTATCCTGTTATACATAAAATTACCGTACTCCTTTTCAGGTTAAGCCCCGGATATTGGCTTGACGTATCTTGCCACATAGGGCAAACCGGCACGGGCGGCTCTATGTTTCCATACTGTCATTTAGCCTTTCCGGCAGGGACAGCCTTTCCTTTCGGCTGGATGCCTGCCTGTTTTCAGGTCTTACCAGCATCCTCGAAATCCGGGCGCACACCATTAGAATTGGAAGCGTTGTTACAGTCCGCATTGCCGTTCCAGTTCACATTCGCAAAATTAGCGCCCGAAACAACGTCACGCAGCCACCAGTTCACACATACAAAGGCTGCCCCATACTGATTATTCCTTAATTTTCTGACTTTCTCCCTGTCCCTTTTCCTGCTCAGTCTTTCCGGCCTTTGCTGGTTTCCCAACTTGTTTCGCCCCACTGCTTCCTGCTTTGCCCTGCTTCTTTTTTATAAGCCTGTTATCAGACTGCCGCACACCTTTATATAGCGCAATCTGTTTATCAATATCTACTGCAAGCCTTTCGTATCTGTTGATGTCAACAGGAAGGGAGCTGATAATATACTGCAGTTCCTGTTTCAGCACATAGCACTGTGCGATCGCTTCATCTATGTGTTTCCTGCGCTCGCAAAATTCCATGACTTTTGCCGGAGTTTCCGATGGATAAATAGAATTTCCAAGTGTAAATTCACACCCTATGCGCCGCAGTATTTCCAGAACAGCATCGCATTCCCGGTCTATAAACCACTTTTTGAAGCTGTCGCATTTTTTCTGGTACCGCTCCACGACTTCATCCACATTTCCTGTCTTTGCGTGTGTTTCCCGGTACCGTTCTATGTGTTTCCGGTATTTTTCTTCTGAAAACCCAAAATCCAGAAGCATCAGATTTGTTACATCTGCACGCAGCCTGTAGAAATGGTGCTGTGCTTCAAACTTTGATTCTTTCCGCTTTCCCTTTGGTACTGCCATTTTTCATCCTCCCGCCATCCCCGCCCACAAGGGGCGGAGATTAAAGATTAACAGATACCGAAAGCCGGGCGCACACCAAAAGAATAGGAAGCGTAGTAACAGTCCGCATTGCCGGCCCAGTTCACAGACGCAAAATAAGCGCCCGAAACAACGTCACGCAGCCACCAGTGCACACGGTTACAGATCAGATCCGGACGCAGCGCAAACAACGCAAGCTGTGACTTATCAATGGTATAACGGTATGAAATAAATGTTCCGTCACACGCCGGAGTGAAAATGTAACTGCCATACACCATACACTCATTCATCAGTTCCACGGTACTGTCATACCATGCATGGTTACTTGGCCTGCCGTTTGTGACAGCATTCACGAGAAGTTCTCTGTGAGACAAGATATGTTCCGCTCCAAATGCCTCATTTATTATAGCTTTTGCCTGGTTAAGCCCCGTCTTGTACATATCACTGCCGATATAGCCGCCTTCCGTCGTATTTGCCGCGCCTGCTTCATACTGTCCGGATGCAGTGTTATGCATCTGTGCATTATACAGGCAGGTGTCAGGAACTATGACGGCATGGTGCTTCGTGCATTCTGCATCCCCGCACCGCAGCCAGTAATCAAGATGGGCAATGCGGTAATTCACCCCACCGATTGTCCAGTAATCGCCAACAAACATATCTTGAAACGTTCCCGCTTTGATTGCCGCTGCCTGCTCTGCTGTTAATGAATCCCCAAGACACTTTCCGCGGAAAATGGAATTACGCAGGCCGTTATCCGGGTTATCTGTAATAAATCCGATTTTACCATTTGCGCCTGCTTTTATAAATTCGCCATCTGTAATTGCTTTTGCCAGGTCACTGATTTTAATAATCTTGTCTCCATCAGCAGTTATAATATGCATATAGTCATCGCCACAGGAAACAGACTCCATCTTTTCTAATTCCATAAATAATTGTTCCATTCTTTTCTCCTATCTGAACCGAATTCTCTTTGCTGCCCTGAATACCTTACCATCAGAAGTTACAAACTGTTTTCTATCCGCAGTTACAAAATTTACAGAAATCATTCCTTTTGTCAGCAGCTTTTCCAGAACTTCCTCAAGGCTTTTTGTATATGCGCGGTTCACAAGCGTATTCTGCAAAAGCTGTTCTGGCGCCGCGTTTATGTTGTCCGCATGTGCAGGATCAGATGTTTCTGTAACACGGATGCTTTCAGAAAAAACAGGAGCCGTATTTGTATAATCTTTCATTGCTGCCTCCTTAATTTAACACAATATGTTAATTCCATGTTTTGATTGTTATAAAATATCGAATACCGTTATTTTCAATCCGTTTATCAGAAAACATCATCCAGTATATATGTCATCTGCAGATCATCATCCTTGCCTTTTCTTTTAAAGGACTTGACGCAGACCAGATCGCCGTCTTCATCATACAGTCCAATCTCGCTTATATATTCATTAGCAAGTTCTGATTCTGTTAAAGTGCATTCATACCTGCATACGGTGTCTTCTATAAAAGTGTACCCGTCAATTTCTTTGCGGTACAACTCATGCCTTAATTCACTCTGATCTTCCTCCGGAGCAATCACGCTTCCATCTGCATCACATCCTCCATCACCAAAAGCCATGCCGACAATCGGCGGCAGTGCGATTGCACCTGCTCTCGCCTTCACCAGCTTTTCCCTTGCTTTTTTTGTTATAAGCACGTTGCTTGCCACGTCACAGCACCTCCCTTCTGTACATCGCATTCAATATCCTGGATCCATCCATCGCCACATTCCCATCTAAAAACCATAGATTTCTTCTTATTTCAACCAGCCCGTCCCTGATTTCTTCTGTATTACCGTTAACAACAATATGAGTTTTGACTGCAGCTTCCATTCTGCATCTGGTCGCATCCAGACAGGCTTTTCCGTCCAGTTTCCATCTGCCATCAAAATAGATAAGCCTCCAGAAATCCATGATAAATGCCAGTGTCTCCCTGACTGATGGATTTCCTAATTTATTTGCGCTTTCAATCTTTCCATAGATTTTCACACGGAAACTGCGGTATGCAGCGTCAAGGCAGACAGATCCGTCAAGGTTCCATGTACCGTCAAACAATTTGGTATGCAGCGCTGCAAGCTCGTAAAAAATTCCCATATAATATTTCAGGCCAAGCCGCAGGTCGTACCTTCTTTTCTGGCAAAGCTGCACACTGCCGTCAAGGTTCCATGCGCCGTCAAAAATATAACAGCCCCAGAACGGAACCTGTGTCCTCATTGTCAGTTTCCAGAGAAGCATCTGCTCCAAATTTCGGTTGTCCATGACATCGGCCACTTTGTCATAAATAAAAAACGTTGTATGTGACTGTTTTATCTTTTTTAACAGCTCTTTTGCTTTCTTTACATCCAGAGTTCCTTCTCCTTCAAACACCGCCCGGAAAATATTAGGATGCGCCGGATGCCATCCATCGTCCCCAGGATCGTGACAATCTGATATACGCGCTGCAAATCCCGTTGCATTTTGAAGGTAATATTCCATGCGATGCGGCGTCATAGGTGCGCGATAATCCCGCTTCTGGTAAATCAGCCTGCGCCGTTCCTCATCCTCAAGGGATTCCCTTATTGGAAGCCCCCACTTTTCTTCATGATACCTAAGCCCCCATGTAGCTGTCTCTGGAAAGAACTGCTCCGGCAGCGTCTGAGTCAGTATGAAAGCATCGTCATACTCCAGCCCCATTACCTGATACAGCCATTTTCCCACATATGAATTTTCATAAAACCCAGTTGACACATCATCAAGCATACGCAATGCGCTACTGCTCGTAGGGAAATTCTCTAGGTCTATCCTGCCCATAAGCGCCTCCTAACTAAACTCGCAGCTTCCGGTCAATGGATATTCTTCACCGTCCAGCACTATATTGTCCATGGCCCCGTTCATATAAAATCTTTCAAAGTCTTCCAGACCGTCTATGCCTCGAAGTACCGGTCGGACATCATTATACCGGAGTATGCCTTCCTGCTTGGCTTCTGCATATACTGCCATAACTGCTTTTTCAAAACAGCGTGAAATCTGTTCCGGATCCGTAATATCCCTGTCATACAGCATCCCAGTACATTCATAATTTACCCGCAGGGTTGTCGCCGGGACACATGACAGTTTCGCACAGGCAGTCGGCAGCAGCCTCCTCGATCGGTCATCCGGTGAAACAATGTAATCATATACAGCCTGCACCAGTTCTTCATTTGCGGGCTGGCCATTCACATCAATCAGCACAAGTTTCACGGTACCCGGTCCATCAAATGCCGGGTCTACGATACAGTCCCCGGCACCTGCCTCCTTAGCCCATCGTATGTAATCCCTGTCGTTTCCAAGGAATGTCCTGCTGTTGGCATATTCCTCTGCTATCCGGTCATAAAAATCATCGTCCGACTCACGCCGCGCCCCGCCTATTGCCGGTTCCGGATTTGTGATTGCAGTTATTTCATCCAGCGGGTTTTCCATAATAACAATGCAGTCGGCTTTGACATTTGATTCCGGGCCGTCATCAACCGCCGTTACCGGTATGAGGGCTGTTCCATCTTCCCCGATCACGCAGCTATCATCCGAAGAAAATCCAATCGCTGGCGTAAACCTTGTTGCCGGGACGCAGAACACAGCCCCGGCTTCGATTTCGGTGCCGGCAGCGCCCTGTATTTTCAATACACAATGCGCCTTTTTCGCAGGATGCCTCGTTAAATTTACCTGCATTCCCTGGTAATCCAGCCAGTCATCCCATGCAAACTGAGGGAATGCCGCCATGATTGCGCGCACGATGTAAAACTGCACGATCTCGGATTTCTGGATCGCTGCCGGCATGGTAAAATCATATGGGAAGCCACCTGGCATATCATCAATGTCCACAGGCAGGTTTCCCATCATACGCTCATGTATTTCTTCCGGACTGTTATCTGCCACAAAGTCCGGCTGCATAAATTCTGGCTGCATTACATCCACCCTTTCTTTAAAATGTTATCTTAAATGTTTCGTCCCACTCGATTCCTTTCACATCAAACGAAAAATGCACATCGTCCCCTTCCCATTCAAATTCAAAATTATTTACATATTCTGTGCGTGGATTCGTCATCAATGTATCTGTAATTGTCCGGATGATCATTGACTCAGTAATATCATGGTCGCTTTCCTGCACCGCCTCTTCAAGTTCGGAGCCAAGGTCATACCCGGTTATTTCCTCAAGATATGCGCTATGGTCGTACCGTTCTGTCTGCACCATTTTAAAACACCATGTTGCAAACGCCTCACGGCCTTCGCATTGGATCATATTTCCCGCGTTATCCCTGGCAAAATCCCCCATGACGGGATCCCATTTCACGCTCCGCCTGTATTCCACATCGTATTCGTCATCCCCTGCATCAATATCCGGAACTTCAAATACTGGGAAAAGCTGGTCTGCCATTCTTATCCCCCCTGTCTCAGGAACCTAAAATTTCGGAATTAAGAACGATATCAATAACGACCGCCTCATCTTCCACCCATGCCACAAGCACACGGTCTCCGGGCTTGATCCATCGCATTTTGTCCGGAAGATATACATCATGATAATGCTGCCCTGTTGGGCACGATCCGTGGTCATGCTCCCCTTTTTTTCCATGTATGTGCGGAACGCTGACCGGAGGATTGTGCAGATCTGCCGGTCCTCCCTGCCACGCTTTTTCACTCCAGTCTTCCTCTTCCCATCCCTGGACGCTTGGAGCTTCATCCGCCCACCACGTCATTGTCATAGGGATTGCCGGGTTCCAGCTTACGCTGCGGCAGATCGTATATTGTCCTTTTGGTATCTCCAAAGGGAATGTGTTTGTAAGCAGGCTCATATTCGGGAGTATCTCTCCAAAATCAAGCACTAAAGGAGACTCTTTGCATTTTTTCATTCTCTGTGTCAGCACTTTCGCCAATTTGCTCGCGCCTCCGCTTGAATCAAATGCCATTCCGGCCACCTCTCATTTCTTTCTTTTAATATCCATTGTCATGCTCCGCGTCTCTGCATCATGCTGTATACTGAGCACATAAAAATCACCTTTGATCTGCTGTGCCCTCATGCATACCAGATCGCCTTTTCTGATATATGGAACATCAGGCGACTGCACCTTTGCTTCATTTTTCAATCTGCCATTTTCATCCAGGATCGCCTGTGCCGCTGATTTTGCGTCAGAAAGTTTTTCATCGTGCCCCCTCTTGTAAATCCTTTGACGGATGCCATACTTTGTATCCCCGTTCAGGGTAGCAATTACTTTCTCTTTTCCACCTTTCTTCTCCTTCCCCATGATCTTAACGCGCGTTACCATATCTTCTGTGCTAAGGGAATGTGTCAGGGCTGTCGTGTTATCTGTTTCAAAAACATATACATCCTTATTTCCGCCGCGCTTCACAATCTGCACCTGCCCTTTTTCCTGGCGTATGATACATTTGCTGCCGCCCTTTTTCACCCCATCATCCAAAATAGCAAGGACAATATCCGATATATACATAGCCTGATATTTCTTCTTTCCGTGGGACGCGTTCGGACCCTCATATTTGCCAAGGGATATCCCCCACTGGCCAAGCACTTTGCTAATCCTTGATTTTGTACTGATTCCTGACTGGAAAAAGAAATCATCCTGGCTTTTCTGCAGGCAGTACAAGTCATCGTATGCCGTGCATTTAAACGTATATCCGCTGTTCCTGTTTACGCGGCTCCATGTTACCACCTTCCCGCGCACCACTTCTTCAAACGGCTTTTTCCCGCTTTTGGCATATGCCAGGATCAGGCAGTTTGGTTTGATCGTGGATGACAGCCTGCTTTTCGACACAATATCGTTCCTTGCTGTAAATGACAGGCGCACCGCCAGCTCATGGTCGTTCTCTTCCCAGCCAAAATTTTCAATAAAATCCGTAATGTCGTGCTTTTTCCCGCCTTCATCAAAGGCAACCACCTTATATTCCAGTGTGCTTATATCAACCATAATGCCTCCTACGGTATTACAAGCGCTGTGCCTGGATAAATCCAATGGCCGCAGTCAGAATTGCTCCTGCCGCGGCGCTTTGCCTCAGCTTCTATTACCGCTTTGTTTTTATCATAAATTTTTTTCCAGTCTGCCCCGCTCCCAAGTTTTGAAGCAGCAATACCCCACAGCGTATCACCACTCTTCACTGTATAAGAAGCAGTATTCCCAGAACCTTTGGACTTTGCCGTTTTCTTTTTATTCTGCCTTTTCTTTGTTTTCTTTTTCTTTCCAATTTTTGCCTCTTTTGTTGTGTGCACTTCCAGCGGGCGGTCCCTGACAAATGAAATGGAATACTTCACATTTCCAAAAGCCCCATACGCTGTTGTTTCAAATGACGCAATCGTAACGTCCATGTTAATCCACGTCTTTGAAACAATCAGCGTCAGGACTTTTCCTTTTTCCATCCATTCTTGCAGTATGTCAATGCAGTCCGCAGGCTTTTTCCAGTAATCCGTGTTTACGATGCTTTCTTTCCGTTTCGGTTTTCCAAAAAATTCACCATCCCATGATATTTCATCAACTTCCATGCCATTCGGCACTTTTACAGCACCGTCCCTGATAACATCAAATGTCTGGTATTTCGCAGCCGACTTCATGTGTATTTCTTCCGGCATGACTGAAAAGTAAAATTTTTTTCCGTTTTCTGATTTCAGCTTTATCTTTACTGCCATTACACTCCTTCCAGAGCCATATTCGCAAACGCCTCACTAAGCCTGTCAGCAATCTCCCCGCCAACTTCATCCGCAATTTCTGACATATGCCTCCTGATTGCCTGCATAATATCCCCTGTACCTTGCTTTCCTGTTTCCTGGCTGGAAATATTGAACGCGGGTGACATTTGTACGCTGACCTGTATCGTCGTGCTTCCCTGGCTGCTTTCAGCGCTATTGCCTGATCCAATATACACAGGGACATAATCATTCTGGCCTGATTCTGTAACAGACATATCGTTCAAAACATTATTTGTCTCTTTGGTTTCGTTATAGGCGCGTGGGGCGTTTTTAACAGCGTCATTGATATAATTGATATTTCCCTGATAAACCTCTTGTAATGAGTCATTTCCCGCCAGAAATGAATCCATGGAACAGGAACCCTGCAATGGCGCGTTTTCGCCAGAAACCATATAATTATGAAAAGCTGGCTGTCCATTTCCAACAAAGCCGCCATCTGCATGTGCGCTGACTCCAAGCACTTTACCAGCCTGCTCGTACAATTCCAGTGCACGCGCCCTTCGTCCTGGATTTGTAGGGATAACAAACTCGCCATACCCTTCTTCTGCCAGCCAGGACAACTGCCTGCCCTGCACATAGCCGCCGGCTGCGTGCCCAGAAATCGTTGCCGTCAAAGATGCATTCCCGGAACCAGCCCCGCTGACATTTACAGTCGCTGCCGGGTTGAGCAGCCTGTAATCCGCCGTCACATTGACTGGCATGGTTGTCGAGACTCCTGCGCCAAATGCAGAATTTACCTTTGCATCCGTATTGGATTTTAAAGTGTCCACTGCAGATGCGATTGGACTCATATCCGCACTCTGTATGGCGCTGCCAACCCCATTCGTCACCGCAGCTCCGGATTCAGCAAAAGTAAGCAGTCCCATGGATGCTGCTGTGCCTGTCTCCACATTTTGTGCCAACGCATTTGCGCCGGCTGATAAATCTGCTGCCTGCATCTGTGCGATGTACTCATTGGAGAACGGCCCTGCTAAATCCAAGCCGGAATAATCTACCGCACTCATAGCAGATGTGATTTCTTCGCTCATTTTCTGCGGGATGGTTTCTGCTGTCTGCTGCAAGATTTCAGACAATGCTGCCTGTGTTTCAGCGCCTAAACTCTCCAATCCGAACCAGGATGCGATCTGCTCTGCGCTCCATTCCGCCGGTTCCGGCTCTATCGCAAGCGCATTCTGCATTGCCTCAGACAATTTTTCAGATGTTGTTCCTTCAATATCAGGCAAAATCCCATCCAACGCACTGCCATAAGACTCAGCGATCGTGTCAAGCTGAAAGGATTCCACCCTGACCTGCATTTCATCAATTTGTGCATCGTAGCCCTCCGCAAGCTGCTTTAACTGTTCTTCGTATGTAGATTTATCAATCGCGCCTTCGCCAAGCTGGAGTTTTAGGTTTGTAATGCCAACTTCCAGCGCCTGGCTGTAGCTTTCTGTAAAACTTTCCACATCCGCCTGCAATTCCTGCTGCAGATTTGCAAAAGACTCCGCATCAAGCTGCGCACCGCTATACCGGATTTTCAACGCTTCCAGCTTTGCGTCCTGCTGTGCGCCTGCCACTTTGTTTGTGATTTCCGCGATCTGGTTCTGTAAAGCCGTAACTGCCGCTGCTTCATCCATTTCATACTTCACGCCGCCAATCTTAACTTTTACCATATCTTCCGTAGAAATCACGCCGTCTTTGAATGCTTTTGAAGTTACGCGCTGCAATTCAGCGCTGGCTTCGTCAATCTGGGACTGCAGCCCTGCATAAGTCTCTTTCAGGCTGTCCCTGATCCCTCCCGCATTGTCTTTTCCAACAAGCATATTTACAGCCACGTTTGCTTCGTAATGCTTATCTTTCAAATAAGACTGCGCTTCTTCTGCCAGCGCGTCCATAGAGTCCTTAAAATTGCTTACGTCCCCTTTCGACATCTTAATTCCAAGCTCCGCCTCCCAGTTCAGCCGGTCAATTTCCTGCATCCGGTTTTTCAGCCCGGACAGACTGCTCTCCGACGCGCCCAGCGCATCCGAAAATTTCTGCACTCCCTTTTCCTGTTTATCAAATACAATGCTTTTTGCAAGGTCCTGTGTTTCCTTTAGGGAGAGTTTGAGATCGCCGAAATGGCTTTTCAGGTTGTTTCCAACCGCTTCCTGGAACATTGCGCCAAACTGCTCCGCGCTAACCCCTGCATCGTCCATTGCATCTTTTAATTCCTGTGTTTCAAGAACAGCGCTGTCAATGGAAACGCCTGTCAACTCAAAAACCTGCTGGGTTTTTGCAGCAAGTTCCTGCGCTTTCGCCTCAGCCTCTTCCTGTTCTTTTAACTTCTCTTTGTAATCATCTTTAACTTTGTTTCCTTTCAGCCACCCGGCAATGCCGCCAACGCCTGCACCAATCAGTCCTCCGACAGCAGTGCCAACTACCGGAACTACAGATCCGATTGCGGCTCCTGCGCCAACGCCGCCCAACTTCCATGCACCGGATTCCTTATACGCTGCTGCCTCTTCTTTATCATCTGCTGTAAAACCACGATAAACGTCCATGCCGCCACTGATGGCAGATACCCCACCGATTGCACCGCCTGCGGCCGCTCCAAGGCCAAGCGCTGAAAGCGCACCGGTAGACAGAGAAGCTCCACTGGCAAGATTTCCCGCACCAAGCCGCATCGCCACGCTGGAACCAACTCCCAAAAGACCAGTGCCTGCGTCCGCATTCCCGATAATCCTTCTTCCTATGCCTGGAACGACAGTGGTTTCACCGTCTTCCGGCGGCAATGTTTGACTGCCAAAGATGCTTCTGCCCAATCTTACGCCACCAATGCCCGCATTTAATAACGGCCCTGCTACTTTTGCTAACATCCCAGCCGACAATAAGGAAGAGAGGTCTGCCGCTTCTCCTCCCGGCAAAAGTTTCGCTGCATTGGACACCATATTTTTTAAACCATCCATCAGCTTGCTGCTAATTGTTTCAAAATCAAATCCCTCAGAAAATCCCTTTGCAAAAGAAGCCCCAATGCTTGCCCCCTCATCCAGTGTTCCTGATACGTCGATTCCCAGCAGCGTTAATATCCCTGTCTTCAATGCGGAACCTATTCCTTCGCCTACGCCGCCCGCCATGCCTGCAATCTTCGCTTTCCCGGCGCTTTCCCACCATTCTGAGAATGGCTGCGCAATG